TGATCGGATTAAAATGTCCAATCTACACGGGTCAATCGTGTCAAATCTCAGGAAAGAATGGGGCGAAGCGGAGCACACTTTCGTATGGACGGGACACATACACCACAAGAACCAAGAGGAATATGGCGGCGCATTGTTCGAGTCCTGGAACATCCTAGCACCCGCAGACGCGTGGCACGCTGGCTCTGGCTATGCCAGTTCTCGGAGTATGACCTGCGTGATTCTTCACAAAGACTATGGGGAAGAAGGCAGATTAAAGGTAAACGTAGAGAGGATTAAGTGAGCGCATTTGACGAGCAGATAGGCGGCAACCATTACAAGCTGATGATGATTCAACCTACTGAATACATACTGGCCAACAATCTTGGATGGTGCGAGGCCAATGTTGTAAAGTACATTAGTCGGTGGCGTGCCAAGGGTGGGGTCGATGACTTGCGAAAGGTGGTGCACTACACTCAAATTTTGATCGAGCAAGAATTGGAAAAAAAGACGGCTTCAAAAGATAAGCCAAAGAAACCGTCTTGGTAGGTTATAGCAGGATTGCTCCGATTACATAGCCAAACAGGAAGGCCACGATCATCGCCCCGCCTGTGAAGCGTGGAGCCATTAGTTTATCAAGTTGTTTCTTGATCACTTCTTTCCCTCCATTTCTTGCAACTTATCCAGCATCTTCAGCACGTCAATCAAAACGGTTTGCTCATACTGATCCACCTCTGGATGGCAGTAAGTCTCACGCACCTTGACCAAGGTCATCCATGCGGTTAGCAAGTCGGTTTGGGTTGGTTTCATGCTCATTTGTTTCTCCTCGTTATCATTGTGTTCCACGTGAAACATCTATCCCTATTTAAATGGTCTATTTAAAAGGGGACTTTTATGCTGATCGGTTTTCCTTGATAATTTTTTCGATGGTTGTATGACTGACTTTTAAGATTTGGGCAATGCCTCGCATACTTTTCCCATTAGCGTGCCGCTCTAACACCCCTGCCACTAACTCAGCGCGAGTCTTATAAGGCCCAATTGCCTTTGGTCGTCCCTGCTTCATTCGTATGCCCTAATTTTTTCTGAAACTATTGTCCAAGCCTGTTGTAGATCTTCTAATTCTTTAGAATCATCGGAAAGACAATCTTCTGCATAACCTGATATTGTCGTCCATAGAACCCGCATCGCTTCGTCTGTATTCATCGGATACCCTCGCAGTTTGGTTTAAGGTTGTCGTAATCGGGCCAATACCCGAGGCAGACGTTGTATTGATATTCTTTGGACATGCTGACCTCGTGGGCATAGTCCATTGACGAGATCCAAAGCGCAGCGGCGACTACTGCCACGGCAATGCAAATTTTGGTCAAGCGGTTCATTGGCATTCCTCAAATACATTGGAAAGGGCGATTTGCTTGGCAAGCTCAACCTCTGAGACTTGCATATATCCAGCCAGTTGGTCGGCCATGTCGGAGCATTTTTTTGACATTGACTCGTCAGGGGCGGTGATGGCAAGCTCCAGTGCAAGCACCAGAGCCTCGAAGTTATCAGACAATTCAAGTTTCGTCATTACGCGCTCCTTGATAAACGATATTCTTGGACAAAATCAGCAACGCTGCCATCCCAAAAAGTCTCAAATTCATCGGTAAAATTAACGCGCTTTTGAGCAATAAGGCGGGTGCCTTCAACTGTGTAACGGTACTCAGTATCACCGTGGATTTCGTGAGAAGCGGTCATCTCAGCTCTAATGTTCGACCGAATAAAAGCGTTGATGTTTAAAATTGTTGAAGTGCCATAAAAGTATTCCGCCGCACCTTCAGGGTAGCCGTCATGGTGAATGTAAGCCGTATGAGTGCCTGACCATTCGCTGATAAATTGATAAGTTGCTCGTGTTGCCATTGGTATATCTCCTTGCTGGTTAAGTCTTTATTGTAACGGATTAAACAAGCAAAAGACAAACTTTTTTTTGCTATATATAGTTGATTTATTTTGCATAAATTGTGCTAAAATTCTTTGGTATTTCATTGACTCTACGACATGATTGAGATCACGCGGTTTGCATTATTCGGCGACAGAACATTAGGAAGGCTAAAAATTGACGACCTTGAACTCTGGACAATCGAACGCCCCTGGATCAACAACGTCCCATTTAAGTCTTGTATCCCAACAGGGCAGTACAAAGTCAAACGAACAAATTCCCCAAGGTTTGGGCCAGACACATGGCAGGTTCAAGACGTTCCTGATCGGACTCATATCTTGTTCCACGTTGCTAATACTTCTGCTGATGTCGTGGGCTGCATTGGTTGTGGGATTAGTCTTTACCCTGATCTTAATGGGGTGGGTAACAGTCGCAAAGCAATGGCAAAGTTTGACAGCTATTTGGCAGGGCTGGATGAAACGGATCTGGTCATAACGACAAGCGCAATAATGTAAAACCATTCCACGAGAGGGGATAATGGCAGACCTAAAGATCGATTACATATCAGCAAGCGACCTTGTTCCATACGAGAACAATTCTCGCACACACAGCAAAGAACAAGTGGAACAAATCAAGCGCAGCATGACTGAGTTTGGTTTTACCAATCCGATGCTGATCGATGAGCACAACGGCATTATTGCAGGGCATGGGCGGCTTCAAGCAGCACAAGAACTTGGCATTAAGTTAGTGCCTACTATCCTGTTGGAAGGCTTAACAGAAGCCCAGCGCAAGGCTTACGTTATTGCAGACAATAAACTGGCCTTAAATGCTGATTGGGACTTAGATATTTTAAAGTTTGAGTTGGATTCGCTTAAAAATAACGATTTCGATTTGTCGTTATTAGGGTTTGATGCTAGCGAAATAGCTGGGCTAATTTTTGATTACAAAGAAGATTACCCAGATTCAAGCGCTAAAGAAATTAACCCTGATGATTACAAAATGGGCCATCAATGCCCAAAATGTGGATTTGAGTTTGATGATGACAAATAAACCAGATTGCGCATGGAATTTGGCAGACCTTGCTTCTGTGCCAAAAAACGGGTTAAAAGTCATGAGTACGTTTGCTTGCGGTGGTGGATCTAGCATGGGTTACAAGCGAGCAGGGTGTGAAGTAATTGCAGCCAATGATATTGACCCTCAAATGGCATGGCATTACAAACTCAACATTAACCCTAAACACTATTTTCTTTGCCCGATTAGCGAGCTGCTAGAAAAAGAATTGCCAGCAGAGCTTTACAGCCTAGACATTCTTGATGGCTCACCTCCCTGTTCGACATTTAGCATGGCAGGAAGTAGAGAAAAAGGATGGGGCAAAGAAAAACATTTTCGGGAGGGGCAATCAAAACAAGTGCTGTCTGATTTGTTTTTCGACTATCTTGACTTGGTTGGTAAGCTGAAGCCAAAAGTAGCAATTGCTGAAAACGTCAAAGGGATGTTGCTTGGCAATGCTAAAGGCTACACAAAAATGATTATGGCTCGATTCAAAGAATTGGGTTATCGTCCGCAATTGTTTCTGTTAAACAGCGCAGATTGTGGGGTTCCACAAAAACGAGAGCGGGTCTTTTTCGTAGCTATCCGTGATGATATTAAGGCTCAGCCGTTGAAATTAGCCCCACAACATCGGTGGATAAGTGCTGGCGAAGCAACACAAGACTTGCAAGTTTTAACTGCTAATGAAATAAAAGAAACTAAGCCAACAAAAACAGATACGATATTTTGGCCTGGAACAAAGCCTGGTAGTAAATATTCCGATGAATGGCTAAGGCTAAGAGGCAAGCCATCAGGCTTTAATATGGTGAAATTAAATAAACAAAAACCAGCATCAACACTTACAGCAACGGATGTTGTCAGACATTGGGATGAATGCCGAAAGCTAACTTACGGAGAGTGGAGACGTCTGGGCAGTTATCCAGATGACTATCAATCAAAAACCGACAATATCGGAAAATATATGGTAGGAATGAGTGTTCCTCCAAAAATGACAGAGCAAGTTGCGCGTGCAGTAATTGACCAATGGCTTTTGCCAAAGTAACAAATCCAATAATTTTGTCGCATCTATAAAAGGAAAATCATGGCCACAAAAGACCCAAGAATAGACAAGCTGGGAGTCCAGGGATACAACAAGCCTAAAAAGACCCCGAAGCATCCAACTAAGTCTCACGTCGTATTGGCGAAGGAAGGAGACGAAGTAAAAACCATTCGTTTTGGTCAGCAAGGCGTCAGCGGTTCGCCGCCACGCAAAGGTGAGAGCGATGCTGATAAAGCAAGACGGGCCAGCTTCAAAGCCAGACATGCAAAGAACATCGCTAAAGGCAAGATGTCAGCGGCTTACTGGGCGAATAAGGAGAAATGGTAATGTGGCCTAAGAAACCCAAGTTGAAAGGCAAGCCAAAACCCAAACCTAAACCCAAGCCGTATTGATATGGCAAACCCTGTAGGAAGGCCGCGATTGAATATCGACCCAGAAGAACTGAAGAAATTGTGCCACCTCAACTGTACTGTCGAGGAGATAGCTGCATACTTCGGGTGTAATAAGAAAACAATCGAACGCCGAATGGCTGAGGACGAGTCGTTTGCTGAGATCGTTGATAACGGTCGGTCAATGGGCAAGCTATCTGTAAGGCGGCAGCAGTTCAGGATCATGGACGGCGGCAACCCAACGATGGCGATTTGGTTGGGCAAGCAGTTGCTCGGTCAGAAAGAGCACAGCGAGATTGTGCAAGACCACCGACCGATTCACATTGAGATCGTTAGCCCATACGATGATGCAGAGGATTAGCCCAACCAAACCTCAGTTTGATTACATGCTGACCACTGAACCGTTCCCCGCGCTGGTAGCTGGGTTCGGCGCTGGTAAAACTGAGGCGGCAGTAAACAGGGCTATCATTGGCAAGCTCAGGCACCCAGAAGTGAACAGGGGCTTCTATGCACCGACCTATGACCTGATTCGTATGATTGCCTTCCCACGGTTTGAGGAGGCATTGGAAGCTCTTAACATTCCGTACAAGCTATTTAAAAGCCCGATTAACTACATTGATGTCGCTGGCATGGGTAAAATCATCTTTCGGTCAATGGACTCGCCTCATAGAATTGTGGGGTATGAGCATGGCGACGCTGACATTGACGAGCTTGACACCATGAAGACCGAGGAAGCGTCTCACGCATGGCGGCAGATATTGGCAAGGAATCGGCAGAAAAAACGCGACGGTTCACGCAATACGATCGGCGTAACCACAACGCCTGAAGGCTTCAAGTTTGTATATAACACATGGAAGAAGAAGCCAGCCGAAGGGTATAAAATAATCCAGGCACCAACGGAATCAAACCCGCACTTGCCAGAAGGCTACATTCAATCGCTGCGAGACATATACCCAGAGGCATTACTGGCAGCATATCTTGAAGGCGAATTTGTCAACCTACAAAGTGGTACTGTTTATCACGGTTATGATAGAATCGCTTGCAGGTCGTCTGAAATTATGATTGAGGGCGAGCTGTTAATGATCGGAATGGACTTTAACGTCACCAATATGAGTGCCGTTGTATACGTCCAGCGAGGGGCAGAATGGCACGCTGTCGATGAGTTGAAAGGGGTATATGATACGCCGAACATGATCGACATTATATTGGAAAGGTATCAGGGCCACTCAATCCGAGTTTACCCAGATGCTAGTGGCAAAAGCAGGAAGACGGTCGATGCTTCAAAGAGCGATATATCATTGCTTGAAGGTGCTGGATTCTCGGTGTATGCCAACAAGTCCAACCCTTTGGTGAAGGAACGGGTCTTGGCTTCCAATGTTGCATTTACAAAGGGCAAGGTCTTCGTCAATGACCAGAAGTGCCCAGAGTTTGCCCGTTGTCTCGAACAATTGGCGTATGACGCAAACGGAGCGCCTGACAAGAAGTCGAACCTTGACCACTTGCCAGATGCAGGGACTTATCCGATAGCGTTTGAAATGCCCATAATCAAGCCTGTGGCTGATTTAAAAATCCGCTTCGTGAGTTGATAATATGCCAGTTGATAGCACCTGCAAAGAATACGATAAGAACCTACACAAATGGCGCACCGTCCGAGACTGTGACGAAGGCGCATCAGCAATTAAAATGCGACCCAAAGGCGCTCAAGGATCACTTGGTGGCCTGGCTGGGACAGCATACTTACCGCCACCTAACGCAAACGACGGCAGCGCTGAGAACAAACTCAGATACCAAGCCTATGTTGAGCGAGCCAACTTTGTAAACTTTGTCGGCCATACCAAAGAAGGCATGTTGGGCATGGTGTTCCGCAAGGCTTGCACCATTGAGGTTGACCCAGCGATTGACTACATGGTTGACAACGCCAATGGTGACGGGCTGTCTGCCGACCAAATGGTGAAGGATGCCGCGTCGGATTGTTTGCTGGTTGGGCGGTACGGGTTGCTGGTTGATTACCCGAGCGCTCCAATGGGTTTGACTGACTCGGAAGTCAGGTCTATGAACCTTCGGGCTAATATCCTGCCCTACCCAGCGGAATCTATTATTAACTGGCGCACCAAGACGGTCGGCGGCCTAAAGAAGTTGTCGCTTGTAGTATTACAAGAGCCGACTGAAAAAGTCACGGAAGACGGGTTTGAAACTGAAACGTGCATGTATCACAGGGTGCTGCGGTTGGAAGATGGCGTATACGTCCAGAATCTATATGACGACAACAACGAGCTGGTTGTATACGAAGGCGATGGGAACATATACCCGCGCAAGCTGGATGGGTCATTGTGGGACGAGATACCGTTCATTTTTGCTGGCTCAATCAACAATGACGAGACTGTAGACAAAGCCCCGTTGTACGATATAGCCGAGATCAACATCAGCCATTATCGCAACTCGGCTGACTATGAAGAATCATCGTTCTTGGTAGGCCAACCGACACCCGCATTATCTGGACTGACTCAAAGCTGGGTCGAGCAGAATATGTCCAGCGGGATAGCGTTCGGCTCACGGTCTGCGATCTTGCTACCTGAAGGCGGCAGCGCTCAATTGCTCCAAGCTAACGAGAATCAAATGCCACTC